GATCACCCGCAAAGCTCTCGAGATTCTCGAGAACAACCTGGTGCTCACCCGAAACGTGAACCGTCAGTACGACGACAGCTTTGCTGTTGAAGGTGCCAAGATTGGTTCAACCCTGCGTATTCGCCTGCCTGACCGCGCTCTGGTCACTGACGGTGCCGCCCTGCAAGTTCAGGACGACAACGAACAGCACACCACTTTGTCAGTTGCTTCACAAAAGCACATTGGCGTGAACTTCACATCTGCTGAATTGACCATGCAATTGGACGATTTTGCAGAGCGTGTTCTGAAGCCTCGTATCAGCCAGTTGGCCTCCAGCATTGATGCTGACGTTGCCAATGCGTACAAAACCATCGGTAACACCGTTGGCACCCCTGGCACCACTCCTTCTACTTCCTTGGTGCTATTGCAAGCCCAGCAGAAGCTGAACGAGAACGCTGCTGTGATGTCACCCCGCTATGCAACAGTTAACCCTGCTGCAAACGCTGGTTTGGTTGAAGGCATGAAAGGTCTGTTTAACCCAACCGATACTGTCAGCAAACAATTCCGCAACGGCATGATGGGCACCGGCGTGTTGGGCTTCGATGAAGTCAATATGTCTCAGTCAATCAAAGTGCACACTTGCGGTAGCCGCGATGCAACTGCTGCCACCACTGTGAAAACCACTGTGGCCACTCAAGGTCAAGCAACCATTGTGTTGACTCAAGGTTCTGTGGTTACCACCATTGCTGCTGGCGACGTGTTTACCGTTGCTGACTGCTATGCTGTGAACCCACAGACTCGCGAGACAACCGGCTCACTGTTCCAATTTGTTGCTTTGTCTGCCGCTACCGCAGTGGCAGGTGATTGGACTGTGACTGTTGCTCCGATCTACACATCAGCACACGCTTTGGCTACTGTTGACAGCTTTCCTACCGCCGCTAAAACAGTGACGTTTGTGGGTACAGCTTCTACTCAGTACGCTCAAAACTTGGTTTACCACAAAGATGCGATCACTTTTGCGACCGCCGACTTGTTGTTGCCCCAAGGTGTTGATATGGCCGCTCGCGCTGTCCATAACGGTATCAGCTTGCGCGTTGTTCGTCAGTACGACATCAACAACGACCGTATGCCTTGCCGTATTGACGTTTTGTACGGCTTCAGCACCATCCGCCCGCAAATGGCTTGCCGCATCTGGGGATAAACCATGCCAAATACCAAAGCAGTAGGTGTTGCTTATTCCGACCCTCAGTTGGATGCGGCAATCATCGGTAACACTAAAGCCTCTGGTGGCACAGTAGGGTTTTATGGGACTACACCTGTTACACAACGGGCTGCTGCTATTCAGGCAGCGTCTGTTGTGTCGGTGGCGTCTTATATCTCTGTGTCCACAAATTTGGCGGCTTGGGCCGCTGAAGTCAACGCTACTCTCACCGGCCTCGGCCTGTGGAAGGGCGGAGCTTAATTTTTCTAAAGGATATTTATCATGGCACTTCCAAAAATTGGTGATGGCGAACAAGTTGGTGATGGCAATACCGGCGAAGTTCTGAACGTAGGCCGTACTGGTCAATCGTTGCAAATTGGTGGCGCAGCTACCACAACAATTGGTGTTTACGGCGCAACCCCCGTGGCACAACGCGCGGCGGCTATTCAAGCTGCTTCTGTTGTGTCAGTTGCTTCCTACATTTCCGTGTCCACAAACCTGTCAGTTTTCTGCGCTGAAGTTGCAGCTTGCTTGACCGGTCTGGGTCTGTGGAAAGGTGCAGCTTAATGAAGGAAGGGTCGCTACTGCACGTTGGGTGTGGTGGTGACCCTATTCCCGAATGGGCTGTAGGTCGCTACAAAGAAGTCAGGCTGGATATTTCCCCAAATAATCAGCCTGACATTCTTGCTAGCATGGCCGATATGGGAGATATTGGCACCTACGACGCCATTCATTGTTCCCACGCGCTTGAGCATCTTGTACCCCATGAGGGCGATGCTGCACTGCGTGAATTTGTACGTGTATTAAACCCTGAAGGGTTTGCTCTTATTTTTGTTCCTGACCTTGAAGATGTCAGGGCTACTGAAGAACCACTTTACACCGCGCCTTGTGGGCCGGTAACTGGTTTGGATTTGATGTACGGCTTGCGCCAATTATTGCCTTCGATGCCATATATGGCGCATCGAAACGGCTTTGTCTCCCAAACTTTGCACGACGCCTGCGTGGCTGCTGGATTCAGCAAAGTTACTGTTAAACGTCTCGAAAACTATAACCTCATGGCGGTCGCCCAAAAATGAAAGTTGTTTTTTGTCTCCCCACTGTTAAACGCCCCTACCAGCAATGCTTGGACAGCCTTGAGGCATCTTTGCCTTTGCTAGCCGCGCATGGATGGGAAGAAGGCATGGTCAACGAAGTGGGTAACCCTTACATTTCAGCAGCTCGCGCAACAATGCTTAGAAAAGCCTTGGACGCCAAAGCTGACGTGATTGTGTTCATTGACCATGACATCTCTTGGCGGCCTGCTGATTTGATCAAGCTGATTGAGACTGAAGGCGACGTGGTGGCCGGTACATACCGGTTTAAGGCTGATGAAGTCAGTTACATGGGCACAATCCACAGTACGCCAGAAGGTACACCCATGGCCCGCGCCGATGGTTGCATCAAAGCCAGAATGGTGCCTGCTGGTTTTTTAAAAATTACCAAGGAAGCGGTGGACAAATTTATGACCGTCCATCCTGAGCTTTGCTACGGTGAAAAATACCGCATGAGTGTTGATTTGTTTAACCATGGCGCTCACGAAGGATTGTGGTGGGGCGAGGATTACGCCTTTTCCCGCCGGTGGGAAGCACTTGGCGGCGACATCTGGTTGGTGCCAGATTTGCAATTGGATCACCATTCTCAAGACAAGTCTTACCTTGGAAACTTCCATACCTTTTTGCGTCAACAACCTGGAGGCGATCTATGGTCATCTACCTGAAACACCCCAAGCACGGCACCAAAGTCGCTATCTGTGATATGGAGGCTGTAGCAGATGAAAAAAATGGCTGGACAAGGTATACTTTAGCTACGCTGTCTGAAGAAGCGGCTCCTGTCGTCAACGAACTGGAAGTCAAACGTCGTCGTAGCCGACCCACAGAGGTGGTCGAACAAGGAGCATAAACATGGCCATTTACACGGCAGGTGATCAGATAAACCGTGCATTACGATTGCTTGGTGTGTTGGCTGAAGGTGAGACACCGGCTGCGTCCGTATCTCAAGATGCGCTGATGGCGCTTAACCAGATGATCGACTCATGGAATACTGAGCGGTTGGCTGTTTTTAGCACTCAGGATCAGATATTTACTTGGCCTGCTGGTCAAATTACGCGCACCCTTGGCCCATCAGGTAATTTTGTCGGCAACCGCCCCGTGTTGCTAGATGACGCCACCTACTACCGCGATGCAGGCACCAACGTGTCTTTCGGTATCAAATTTATTAACCAGCAACAATATGACGGCATTGCTGTTAAAACTGTAACGTCAACTTATCCACAGGTCATTTTTGTCAACATGACCTACCCTGACGTTACGATGACCATTTATCCACAACCCACACGGGACTTGGAATGGCATTTTATTTCGGTGGAAGAACTGACTCAGCCTGCTAACTTGGCAACTGACATCCTGTTCCCACCAGGCTATTTGCGAGCGTTTGTCTACAACTTGGCGATGGAATTTGCACCTGAGTTTGGCGTTGAGCCAAGCCCCCAAGTGCAGCGCATCGCCATGACAGCCAAGCGCAATCTCAAACGCATCAACAATCCTGATGACGTAATGTCTATGCCTTACGCCATTGTCGCCACTCGTCAACGCTTTAACATTTACGCAGGAAACTACTAACATGGCCACCATTGCAATCACAGCTCTCCCTGTAGCCACCGCTGCCGCTACAACCGACGTTTTGCCTATTGTCCAAGGGGGGACAACAAAACAGGTTACCAACGCACTATTGTTTACCAATTCAACATTGGTAACACCTACGCTTGGGATACCAGCAAGCGGCACGTTGACCAACTGCACAGGATTACCTGTTGCAACTGGTATAAGTGGCTTGGGAACAAGTGTAGCCACATTTTTGGCAACACCAAGCAGTGCCAATTTACGAACTGCTTTGACTGACGAGACCGGCACCGGCTCTGCTGTATTTGCAACAACACCAACGCTAGTGACGCCGGTCATTGGCGCAGCTACAGGCACAAGCCTTGTACTGAACAGTTTTAACGCAACAAGCGCGGCGGCACCAACAATTGCAAGCGCTACAACAATTGCGCCAACCGCGCAAATTACTTTTATTTCAGGAACAACCGCAGTTGTAACCATTACTGCCGCAGCGCCAATTTCTGCTGGTGGCGGTACGATTACATTGATTCCAACTGGCGTATTTACTTGGACAACAGCAGGCAATATTGCTCTGGCTGGCACAGCAGTAGTTAGTAAGGCACTCACAATGACTTACGACGTTACAACAACTAAGTGGTATCCAAGTTACATTGCATGAAAACGCCAATTCTTGGTTCAGCGTATGTTGCCCGCAGTATCAACGCTGCCGACAATCGCATGGTCAATCTGTTTCCAGAAGTTATTCCAGAAGGCGGTAAAGAACCAGGCTTTCTTAACCGCGCCCCTGGCCTTAACTTTCTGCAAACTGTAGGCACCGGCCCGATCCGAGCTTTGTGGGCGCATCAGACTAACGGCAGCGACTTCTATGTTGTGTCTGGGGTTGAAGTCTACAAACTGACCAGTTTGACCGCTACCCCGCAATTGTTGGGTACCGTGTCTGGCACTGGCCCCGTGTCTATTGCTGACAACGGCACTCAGATCTTCTTTGCCTGCAACCCTGACGGCTACATCTACAACGAAACCACAGGTGTGTTTGCTCAGATCACTGACCCCGACTTTGCCGGTGCTGTAACGGTTGCGTACCTTGATGGGTACTTTGTCTTTAATCAACCCAATAGCCAGATCATCTGGGTGTCGCAATTGCTGGACGGCACCTCAGTCGATCCGCTGGACTTTGCCAGCGCCGAAGGCTCACCCGACGGCGTGGTGGGTCTGATCTCCGATCACCGCGAGCTGTGGGTATTTGGTACTGATTCGGTTGAAGTCTGGTATGACTCCGGCGCTGCTGACTTTCCCCTGACCCGCATCCAAGGCGCTTTTAACGAAATTGGTTGCGTGTCTGCGTACACCATTGCCAAGATGGACAACGGCCTATTCTGGCTGGGTACAGATGCCCGTGGGCAGGGTATTGTTTACCGCGCCAACGGCTATACGGGTACTCGCATTTCTACTCACGCCATTGAATACGCCATCGCCCAGTATGGCAACATCTCGGACGCTATTGCCTATACGTATCAGCAAGAAGGCCATGCTTTTTATGTGCTGACATTCCCAAGTGGTAACGCCACATGGGTTTACGATGTGTCTACCCAAGCATGGCATGAACGTGCTGGCTTTGATAACGGTGATTTTATGCGTCACCGTAGCAACTGCCAATGTAACTTTGGTGGCAATATCATTGTTGGCGACTTTGAAAACGGTAACATCTACACGTTTGACTTGGATGTATACGCTGACAATGGCGGCGTCCAAAAGTGGCTGCGGAGCTGGCGAGCGTTACCTACCGGCACAAACAACCTTAAACGCACCGCGCACCACAGCTTGCAATTAGATTGCGAAACAGGCGTAGGACTAAATTTATACCCTGCGTATGAGGGTAACGAAAATATAGATACTGAATCAGGGTTAGATCTTGTGGCCGAGTATGTACAAAGATACTTAGCTACTCAATCAGGCGATACGTTGACCACCGAAGCAGGGGATGGTTTTGAGCCTTTGGGCCAATATGATTTGCCGGACACAGACACCAATGGGTACAACTTGGTCACTAACTCATATCTTGCTGCACCAGGCTACGACCCCGCGGTTATGTTGCGCTGGTCAGACGACGGCGGTCACACTTGGTCAAATGAGCATTGGTCACCGCTGGGCAAAATTGGTGTTTATGGCCAACGAACCTTTTGGCGTCGGCTGGGTATGACGTTAAAGCTGCGCGACCGTGTGTACGAGCTTTCAGGCACTGATCCCAACAAGATCGCCATCATGGGGGCAGAACTGATCATAAGCCCGACCAATGCCTAACTATGGCGACCAATCCGAACGCCACCCAGATCACGCCTCCACGGGTGCCGATTATTGACGAACGCACCGGCGCGGTGTCGCGTGAGTGGTATCGGTGGTTTTACAGTCTGTACAACATTGTCGGCGGTGGCCTTGGTATTGTTCCCGTTACTAGCGGTGGCACAGGGTTAGACACTATCCCAACCAACGGCCAACTGCTGATTGGTAATGGCACAGGGTACACATTAAACACTCTTGGCGTTGGCGCAGGCATCTCGGTCACCAATGGTGCTGGCACAATCGTTGTTGCCAACACTGGTGTGCTGTCAAACATTGCTGGCACAGGCATTTCAGTGTCCGGCGCAACAGGCAACGTGACCATAACCAACACTGGTGTGCTGTCGTTCTCAGGCGGCACGACCGGCCTAACGCCATCAGCGGTCACCACAGGCGCTATCACCCTTGCAGGCACCTTGGGTATTGCCAACGGCGGTACAAACGGTTCTTCAACGCCTACGGCTGGCGCTGTACCCTATGGCACGGGCACAGCATACGCGTTCACTGCGGCAGGCACAGCAGGCCAAGTGCTGACCAGCAACGGCGCAGGTGTGCCTACATGGACGACAAATGCCGGTGGAGATGTCACAGGGCCAACATCATCGACTGACAACGCTATTGCGCGGTTTGATGGTGTTACTGGCAAGTTGATTCAAAACTCTGTTACTACTATTGACGATACTGGTAACGCTAGTGGAATCTTGTCTCAACAGTTCAGCAATGGTTCTGCTGTAACTCTTGCCGCAGGAAAGTTTTGGTATGACGGTTCTACAGGCGCATGGAACATGGGTATGGGTAATGGCAACATTACTCAACAAGTTGGCGAGGAAATCTTTGTTTACGGAAAAGCGTCTGCTGCTATTACAGACTCACCGTTACAAATTATTTACCACACAGGCGTTGTAGGAGCCAGCGGAGTCATTAAATTTGCTCCCACGATTGCAGGGATTACAGATGTCAATGCAATTATTGGTGTAGCTACCGAATCCCTAGCGCTCAATGATTTTGGACGCGCTACGGTTTTTGGCGTAGTTCGTGGCATCACAACCAATGGCACTGCTTTTGGTGAGGTGTGGGCTGACGATGATGTTATTTGGTACAACCCTGTAACTGGTAACCCCACAAAAGTTGAGCCTGTTGCGCCATACATTAAAGTGCAAGTTGGCCTTGTAATTAAAGCAGGAGCTGGTGGCTCTGGGTCTTTTCAAGTTGATATTGCTCGTGGCTCAAAACTTGGCGGTACAGACTCCAACGTGCAGTTTGGAACCTTAGCTAACACTGACTTGATCCAGTACAGCACTTCACTGGGTTATTGGACAAACGTTACTCCTGCGTCAGTAATCAATGCTTCTGGCGGTGCGCCTGTCACTAAAACCGCTAACTTTACCGTAGCAGCCAGCGAAAACTGGCTGATCAACAACAAGACTGGCTCGACCTGCACGGTAACTCTGCCAACAGCTTCAAGCTGGTCAGGTCGAGTTTTGCGGTTTCAGAACTACCAAGCGCAAGCGGTTGTCTCAGCGTCGTCAAACGTGGTGCCTCTGACCGGCGGGGCGGCGGCAACGTCTATCCTGTTGGCCAGCTCAGGCGACCAGACGACTTTGGTGTCGGACGGCACAAACTGGTTGATGACACAATACATACCTAACAACATTCTTCTTTTGGAATAATTGATGATCCATCACCACTTTAGCGCAGGTGTGTACGCCAAAGAGACCCGCATACCGGCAGGGTACGTCTTGGTGCAACACGCACACAAGCATGACCACCTGTCCATCTTGGCCAGCGGGTCTGTTGAATTGCTTGTGGATGGGGTCAGATCGGTCGTTGAAGCGCCTGCCTGCCTGACTATTGCCGCAGGCAAGCATCACGGCGTAAAATCGCTCACAGACGTGGTTTGGTACTGTATACACGCCACCGACTGCACGGATGAAAACGAAGTTGACGAAGTGCTGATTGTGCCCAGCAACGTAGAAGAAATGCAAGAACTGGCGTTAAGCCTGAAGGAGTAAATTATGCCTTGGTCATTCATCATCCCCGCAGCGGTCAGTCTGTACAGCAGCAATAAGCAATCACAAGCTGCTCAATCAGCCGCAGACACCGCCGGTGCGGCTTCTGACCGCGCCGTTGCACTCCAACGCGAACAGTATGAAAAGCAGTTGGAAATGCAAAAGCCGTTCTACGATGTCGGTGTCAATGCGCTGCCGGAACTGGTCAAAGCGTCCAAGTACACGCCGTTCAGTATGCAGACTTTCCAGCAAGACCCAGGCTACGGTTTTCGGCTGAAAGAAGGCCAGCAGGCGCTTGACCGATCTGCCGCAGCTCGCGGCGGTCTGATTTCTGGTGGGGCGCTGAAGGCCGCGCAACGCTACGGCCAAGACATGGGTTCGCAAGAGTACATGAATGCTTTCAATCGGTATCAAACTGAACGAGCCGCACGTTTGCAACCATTGCAGTCCCTCACAGGTATGTCGCAAACTACGGCCAACACGTTGGGCACCGCTGGTTCAAACATGGCCGGTAACATAGGCAATGTTTACATGCAACAAGGTGTCAACCAAGGCAATGCGTTGTTGGCAGGATCACAAGCCAGGGCATCGTCTTACGGTGACATTGCCAAGCTGTATGGTCAGACTAAACCTAATTTTGGCGGGCTGTTTGGTGGCGGCGGTAGTATGCAAAACATCTACGACCCAACATATCAATTTGGAAATAACCCACTCGGTTAAAAGGTCACATCATGGCACTTGATTTTGGAATGCTTCAGCCCGCCAATATTGGCGGCAACATCATGGCGGGCAGACAAGAAGCGCAACGCAATCAGTTGGCGCAACAGCAGTTGTCTATGGGCGGCTTGCAACAGCAACATACGCAAATGCAAATTGAACAGGCCACACGCGAGCGTGATGCCTTGACCAAAATGCAGCAAGCCTTTGTTGCTAATGGTAAATCTGGTGATTTATCAGCTAACTTTACTGAGATGATGAATTCTGGTATTCCTCATTTTGTTGACATTGGCGTTAAAGGTTTGCAATCATTACAAAACCAAAGAAATTTTGAGTCGTTGCTTAAGGGCACTCCTTCTTCAACCGCACCGCCGTCTGCTGCCGCCGCACCGCCTGTTGCAAGCCTATCCGCGCCCGTCACTGCCGAGTCTACAGCCACCATGCCAGCCGCTGATGGGTCGGTAATTAAATCTTCACGTAGTACACCTGTTTTTGACCGTAGTAATGAAAATTATAACGCTTGGATAGCCGACAAAACAACTAATTTAGATTTCACAGATTGGATTAATCAAAAAAATGCTGCCACATCTGCGCCAGCAACCAATCAATTGGCACCTGCCGCCGCCGCGCCCGTTGCGTCGGTCAATCAGCTTGCGCCGCAATCAGACGTGGTTAACCTACGCAGCAAAATTGACGCGGCGTATGCGCTTGGAACGCCTCAAGCATTAGCATGGGCGCAGTCTAGGGAAAAAGAATTGGCAGAACTGACTAAGCCGCAAATAGCTCCAGATGCAGTGTTAATGAAGCAATTAGGCTACCCGCTGACACCAGCAGGTTATCAAGCCTTCCGCGATGCCCAACGGCAAGAGCGTATGTTGTCGCCCGAAGAAGAAAGACAAAAAGTCCGCATCGCAGCCGCAAGCCGCCCACCTGCCCAACCAGCAACGCCTTCAGCGCCGGTTGCAGTTGTTGGTACAGATGGAAAAATTAAATACGTCAGCCGCGAAGAAGCCATATCTAAAAATATGACGCCTGCAGCTGCGCTAGAAGGTTTGTCACCCAAAGAAATTCAAAAGCGGGAGGCTAGCTACCCGCAAGCAACTACATCAGTTAAGGCTATTGAAAAAAATACCGACAACCTTATTAAAGATTTGAAGACTTTGCGGGATCACCCTGGTTTAAATTCAATTACCGGCATTGCAGCAGGGCGCTTGCCTGGACTTACGTCAGATGGACGCGCAGCTCAAGCCTTATACGACAAAATTATTGCTAAAGGTGGTTTTCAAGTGTTGCAAGACATGCGCGAAGCATCTAAGACTGGTGGCGCGTTGGGTAACGTATCAGACAAAGAAGGCGCGCAACTTAAAAGCGCGTTTGAAGCAATTGACCGTAAGCAAGATGCTGCTGATGTTCGCAAAGCACTTGATGCAGCCATTTCAACTGCAGAAGGAAGTAAAGTTCGTGTACGTGAATCTTATGACATGACCTATGAATACAAGAATCAAGGTAAGTCAACTGCGCCTGCTGCGCCAGCTGACGTGGTAAACCAGATACCTGGCCAAAGCTCTGCGCCTGCGGCAAGTAACTCAGTCAGGCTACCTGATGGCCGTGTTAAGACGTTTCCAAACGCTGAAGCGGCCAATCAGTTCAAGAAAGATGCGGGGCTTTAATGGATTACGACGCGCTTGCCAAAAAATACGGCGGTACAGACGTAGCGCCCGTTATTGACTACGATGCGTTGGCCAAGAAATACGGCGGCGCGGATATGCCCGCGCCAACCAAAATACCTGGCTCACGTAAGTCGCCAAGCGCGTTGACGCAGTTTGGCCGGTCTGCCGCATCGCTGGCCGACGTAACTGTAGGCGGCGTTATTCCTGGTGCTGTGCAATATCTTGCGTATCCGTTTGCGCGTGTGGGCCGGTCGCCAGAAGAAGCGCAAGCCATCACGCAAAACCTTGTGGGCGCGGTAGACAAACCGTTTGGTAAAGCCTTTGGTGTGGCTGGCACACCTGAGTACCAACAAGAAGCTGGCCGTCAGGTTATGGACTTTATTGGCCAAAACTTCCAAAAAGGTGCCAAGTGGATTTCTGAAAACACCGGCTTGCCACAAGCAGACGTTGAAAGCTATATTGCATCGGCCACACTGACTGCACCCAAAGTGGTGCCACCAGTAGCTAAAGCAGTTAAGCAAGCTGTTGCGCCGGTTATTGAGAAAGCCAAGATTGGCGTGCAAATGCCGTTTGAGCCTGCGCGTCAAGCCAAGCGCGAACGTCTGTCAGCAGAGTCCTACGCCAAGGCACCTCAGTTGGATGCAATTGCTGAAGCTCAACGGTTAAAACTGGCGCTTAACCCTGTAGACATTGAAAATTCAATTTCAGCTAGAGCTTATTCCGCTGCCGCTG